CCAAGTGTATCCACTACTACTTCACCGTCATTTACATCCACTACAACACAAACGACCTCAAATACCCCTGTACCAAGTGTATCGGTGAGCACCAGTGTAACACAGACAATTTCAAATACTCCTGTGCCAAGTGTATCGGTAAGTACCAGCTTAACACAGACAACTTCAAATACTCCTGTGCCAAGTGTATCGGTAAGTCCTAGCATAACACAAACAGGGTCAAGTAGCGTATCAACAAATCCTATTCAATCCTTTTCCTCCTCTATAAGCAATACAGTCTCTCCCTCACCAGGTAAAACGGCAAGCCCGTCTTTATCGCTCACAAGGAGTATATCAAACTCGTTATCAACCATTCCCACTCTTTCGATGTCTATATCTGTGTCAGGCAGTTTTTCCCCATCCTCTTTAAATACTATGAGTTTCTCCGGTACCCCAGGACCAAATTTATTCACAAATGCGAGCGCATCCCCTTCTTTGAATGCGACTATTCCAATTGTAGTCGTCACCACTGCGGATAATTCCTCCCTTGGCATAATTCTTGGCGCGGTATCGCTGGGTTTGGTGGGTTTGATGGGTGTGGTTATGGGAACAAATGCCATGCGGCGCAGTGGTGCGTTAAATTTCCTGGGTGCGCTGGGTGTCAAGACCCCGCCTGGAATAGCCACCGGCAAAAGAACAAAAGAGGAACTAGCGGCAGACGCTGCGGGAAAGACGTCTGTACTAGGCAGAATGGGTACTATGGTTACAGCCATAAAGGGGCGATCGGCACAAATTACAAAACTTGTAGATTCACTGCCGGTACCGGATTCGGTTAAGAGTTTTGTACACGACCCTAAATCGGTGCTACCCAAATCAGCACGGGATTTGCTTGATACGGCACAAAACTCATTTGGTCAGCCCAGCGAGCCAGCCGATTTAGAAAATGCGGAACAGCCAAAGGCTGCAGTTGTGGCACAGACACCAAAGTCAATACTCAAAAAGGATTCACGTGTAACCATTGCGCCTACACCCACATTTTCGGATGATGTTGTGCTAGATGGAGGCATACAACTAACAAATAGACAGCCACGCATACAAACGCAGCTACGCGCACCTATGCGCAATACAATAATGAATGACACATACGATGTATACGACACTGATAATATAGACAACGCATACGAAAACACACTGACTCATGAACCTGCGCAGTCATCCGGTTTTGTTAGAAATCCAGGTTCCTTTGGACCCCAAGGGGGTTCTTTTAGAAGCCAAGGGGGTTCCACATATATTAGACCCAACATACCAACACCCATTCTTCCTGAAGGTTGTAAGTGCGAGGCGTGTTTGGCGGCAAAGGCAGCCCACGAACCGCCACCACCATCTGTATCAACGGCTGATGTGATGAAGCAGTTAGAAGATCTCAAAAAGTTTATGGTGGAGCAAATGAAGCCGGTAGCACCAGTAGTACCAGTAGCACCGGTACCAGTAGCACCGGCACCAGTAGCACCGGCACCAGTAGCACCGGCACCTATAACTGTACCTGTATCAACATCTGAGCCAGCCGAACGACTTCCTAAAATCGTATATCCTGAAAATAGCTGGAGTAATACACCGTCTACAAATCAAACGCAGTATTTAACAGATAATTCAGCGATTATTGTTAAGAAGGTAGAGCCAGTTGTAGAGGCACCAGCTGCACCAGTCACGGAGGTAAAGGTCGCCGAGGTACCAGTCACGGAAACACATGAACTTGACGAGATTCGTGCCCTTCTTGCCGAAAGACAAAAAAAGATCATCTAATTGGTAATTAACAGCATTTCCAATATTCAGGACCGTATTCTATAAAGAGTTCAGCGCCGGCAGATATATCTACAAGTGAGTGAATAAATGCGCGCCCTGCTGTTTTATCCACCACAAACTCACAATTAATAACAAGCCGGCGCCCGTCCGTTCCATAATATGCATTAGGTGTAATATTTACCCAACGCTTTTTACGCCGAATAACCCGCCGCGCAATATAAGAACAGTCATTAATCATTGCCATATAACAGCGCGGAAACTCACGGGCATCAATAAAACAGTCAGGGCGCACTTCTAGTACGTAATTGCTAATACGGTTTGATGAAAGTACCTCACCGGTATATTCATCAATACAAGTGCCGGCAGGAATGTCCTCGCAGGCAAAGACGCCCAGACCCGCATTGGGTACTTGGGAAGAAGCCAAACGGAGTTGAAACGGCGAATTATAATAATATGGACCACAGATATTTTCGCACATGAAAGTAAGGATGGATACCCGCTTTTGGGGACCGAGTGGTTGGCGGCTAATTCACTTAATTGCGTTTGCTGCTCCTACCCTTAACAAACACTATCTTTATCAATTTTTCCAAAATCTACCGTTTGCGCTTCCCTGTAAGTTCTGCCGTGCGTCCCTTACGGAATATTACGCAAGCGACCCCATTCCAAAAGACCCTAAAGAGTTTGCAGAATGGTCGTATCGTATTCACAACCGCGTAAACGGCAAACTCCGCGAACAGAAACTGATTACCGGCAAAGATCCAAATTGGCGCGATGTGAAACAGCGTTACGAGAAATGGATGCGTCAGTCATGTACACAGCGTGCAATGATTGGCTGGGATTTCCTTTATTCGGTTGCGTATACAACACCGTGCCATGATGTGGCAAGCACGCCGATACCAGGCGCACCGTCAAATCCAGCGACTCCCGAACTACGAAACCGTTGGAATACTATGACAATCGCTGAGCGCCTACCCAAACTCAAACTATGGTGGGAATCAATTCCCCATGTGCTCCCTTTTCCCGCCTGGAAAAAGGCGTGGCTCAAGACGGTTCCCCACATTCCCCAACTTTCCTGTGGTCGTAAAAAGGTTACAGAATGGCTGTACGACGCAGAAAAAGCGATGTGCGACGAACTCAAAGAGACCGCGCCCCATGATGATTTTGACGGGCTCTGTAACGAGTTAAATACATTTGCCAGCGGCTGCGGCAAAATTAAGACGCACAAGGTGAAAACCTGCCGCGCAAAAAAGACGCTCAAACGCAAAACACTAGACCGTACACGCACCCGTAAATACGTTGCCACCGGTGGTTTCCTATAGTCCCTTTTTCTTCATAGAGCCGCGGTGTGCCCAGCAGTGCATTGTGGGCTGAATTGTTACAACCTTACCACATAATTTGCCGTTCGCATGTATATAAGTACACTTATACACATACGTACAACTACCCAGTTTCTTTTTGTTAGACATCCAGGCGGCAGAGGCAGTATCAAAGAACTTTGCATCAAACTCCTGATTTCCTACCGTATTCATTCTTAAACATAGTATAATCCGCTATAAGATTTCAATTTTCCACCGCCAATTCTGTGACACGCTTCATAACACTATCAGGATAAACAATCCCCGGAAATTTTGCGATGAGCACCGCGCACGGAATGTATCGGCGACGATCATCCTCCGATACACCTAGTGCCACCCATCGTGCTTCTAGGGTTTTTGCGCGACTCCAATCGGCAGTGGACCATGTTGCATCGCCGTCGGGCACAAGAAAATAACGCGTAAGTTTGCCACCACGAGAAAGCATTTTCTATTCCTTATGTAAAGAATGGCTAACCTCTTTAAACTTTCGTATTTGCCGTATCTGATTGTGGCGGTTGGTCTTGTGCTCATTTTCCTCTGGGCGCGTAGCCGTGGTCCCATGAAGGAGGGCTTTGATGGAAGCAGCGTAGTGGGCGCATCTGAGAACCCTTGGCGTTTCAATATGTACTACGTGGACTGGTGCCCGCACTGCCACCACGCCAAGCCTGAGTTCGAGAAGCTCGGTTCTACCATGACCATCGGCGGCAAGAAGGTGGAGTGTAATGCGATTGAGGCGGAGAAGAATCCCGAGGCGGTTCAGGGACTGAAGATTTCGGGTTATCCGACGTTTGTTCTGTACGATGCTGAGGGAAAGCTGGTGAAGGATTACGATGGTCCCCGTAAGGATGTGAGCTTCCGTTCTTTCCTTGAGGATAATGTGAATATGAATGCTCAGCGAATGAACTAAGCCAATCTTCGGCAACTTTCTTTCCAATAGAAGCAAGCATCTCAAAATCCGCTGAAGTCAGTTTCATAAACCACGCAGGAAAAGGCAAATTTGGAAACCAAAGAATATTCTTTGGATAATATGTCTTTAATACGTCTTTTTTCTTTGGTCCCTCGAAATGGATCATAGAAAAGATAAATTGAGTGATTGTTGTGGGGGTTTTCACATCTCCGTGATCAAATGTAAACCCGAGCGATTCTTTGCGGTCGGCATGGCTAGGTACAAGCATCCATGGAAAGTTTGCGCCAACTGCACCGTCTACCCAAATATGCCCCGTCTCTTCGTGTACATAGGGGCGAAAGAAAAGTGGTAAACTCATACTTGCACGAATTGCATCTACAACGCGCAAGGACGGATAGGTTGTTGCAGAACATAGGACAATATTGTGAGTACTGAGATTGGATATAACAATTGTAAGACCTGGTATATCAGACATTTTGAAGTCTTTTGAGCCTGGTTTTATAAGTTCTAGAATACGTTCCACTTCATCAACCAATGATGTACCACTATCTAGACCCCATACCTTGTGGATAGCAAGTAGATTATTAATATCAACATCGCGAAATTTGATATAATCGGTTGTATGCATAAGCTCCCGCACCTTCTTTACATCACCAGAATCACTAAGTGCCATAAGAGTTGCTAAAAAAGCGCCCGCAGAGGTTCCCCAATACTCTTCTACGCGCTCCAATACGCCCGCTGTTTCCAACAGTAATAATGCGTCAGCAAACACAATACAGCGCGTACCACCTCCAGTAAAGACTAAGCGTTTAGGAAGAAACATCCTACTCGCCCCAGCGGAACAAAATTCAAAATAATTACGCATATAACATCAAGATGTCTTCGTCGTTGGTTCCGCCAATGCTTGTGCCGTCTTCCTTGTATACGGAAGAGGCAAAACGGGATAGCACAAGAATACGTATTTACAATATGGTTTTACAGCAGATTTATAATAAGATTAAGGCGATCGCGCGTATTCCCGGTAATGAAAAATCCCTATTTTATATCGTGCCTGAGTTTATTCCAGGAACCCCGCGATTTGATATAGGAGATGCGATTTTATATATTGTATGGAATCTACGAAATATAGGATATCAAGTACATTACACACACCCGAATTTATTATACATTACATGGAAGGCGCACGATGAAATATATAGGAAACACGAAAGCCCGATTAGTCAAGTCATGAATGCGGTACGTGGCGTCGCATCTGGATATAAGGTTCCCGTCCCTAAGCCGGCATTACATCCTACAGCTACGGCACCGATGCCCGAGGTCATTAAGCGGAAAACGCCAATTAAGAAAACGGTAGAATTCAAACCGGAAGCAGAAACAATACCAACGCCCATACCACCAATAACAAAGTCACTCGTGATGTCGGCAACCGGCGGAGCCGGATCAAATATACCACGATTACCGGGACAGTTGTCTGAACGGCATATATCGTTTGTATAATTTACCACCTCCAGCAGCAGCAATAATCATAGACGCCTGTGTTCCCTGCTTGACAAGAATGTCTAGGATTAGAATCAAAAACACGCCGCCGAGAACAAACAGCAAAATCTCAAGCAGATTGGATTCCGACTTCGTGACTTCCATCTGCTCCAATTTATTGAACATTTGATCCAATTTCCGTTGTAAGTCGTCCAGGCGGGTATTGGCAGCCACTTCAGCGCCCTTCAAGTCTGCCTGTGTCTGTTCATCCTTTCCAATACGCCGCCAAAGAGTGGACTGACCGTCTAGCCACGGTGACGGAATAAGGGGCGCCTCATTCTCACGGTGGGGTAACCGGTTCTTAATCCAATCGGGGGTACCGGTATCATTAAAAGCGGTCGCCCAATCGGGTTCCAGTTTGTATACATTCTTATCTATGACATCCTGCGCAGGATGCGGGAAGTAGTCAGCCGTTTCAAAGGCGTTCAGCATTTCGGAGTCGCTGCTGCTTCTTGAATTTTCGGTGGGTGCTCCACCAAGAAGTTCACCTGGAGGCAAAGGGCGATGCGCGGGGCGATCCGGTTCAATCACCTGGGGCTCAGGTGGCGGTAAAACGGCACGACGTTTTTTCCTCCGTTTCTTATCGGAGTCCAAGGCGAATAATGACGACGAATTTATAGGCGCCTGTTCGTCATTCCGGGACGTGTCCGTAAATGAACTAAAAGCTTCTGTTAATGAGCACATCTGCTCCTCCTTAAAAGGACCTTCGGTATTTTTTTCACTCTTTCGGCTGCGGCAGCCGACAAAGTTCCTATTCCATGATAAGGATGCGTGCCAGTCAATTAATATCTATCGGCGTATTTACAGCCGCCGTTGTGCTCACTCTTTATGCGTGGTCTGATCGTATACGAAGCGCAAACGGTGTTAAAGAAGGATTTGACAATCCGTTAGATCCGTTGGCATTGCCCAAACCCGCGGAGTCAATAACAGTACCCGATACACCGACGGATGCCGATGCCGTTGTGGCGCATAAAATACTGTTGCTCTATACGACACAAAATCTAGAAAAGGGACTGCGATTTATAAAGGCTATTGGCAGACAGTTTTTTGAGCCCCCCTTTTCTATTCGAACAGACATCAACCCGTTAACGCTAACGAATAACTATATGAGCCCATTACAAATAGTATGAACCCGCCACCAGGTCCCGGTTTCCAATCCATGGGTCCCGTTTGGCATCCTCCTATTGCTGTTAAGTGGATTGCTGTCATTGTTATTGTATTCCTAGGAGCCGTTGCAAACCGTATACCTCACCGTCTCCGCTATTACATCATTCAACCGGCAGGATTTTTCCTAGTGTCACTTGCCGGCATGGCATGCTATTGGAAGGGATTCTACGCGGGAACATTTGCTATTTTCTTCTTTTTGCTGTGCGTGTGGTCGGCGGAGGCGCGCAGCCCTGAGGGTTTCCTTAACGCCTCCAATACGGTTGACTGGGTGACAAACTCCAAGAAGTGGTTTGTGGAGAAGGTACTGAAGGAGCAGCCAATCGCCATTCAGGAGAAGGATGTCAGCACGTTTCCTATTTCAGATTAAACCAAACACTTAGTAAGAAGGTTCCCGGATGGATTATGGCACTATTGTAGCAGTAATACTTACAGTATTTCTACTATACTTTTCTTTGGACTTTGATAAGACATATAGTTTTGGATTCCGTGGCGCCGCACTTCACCCTGCTGCACGGTTTGCGGCAGGTCTTGCACTAGCCTATGTTGCAGAGAAGCATCAGTTACTTGCTGCTGTATTATTAGTTATTGTCTTCTTTTGGATTGCCGATGTCAATCTAATGGCATCACACCCACTGTAAGAAATACAGGTTTCCCGAATAAATTACTACTAATAATGGCATACCACCGGTAAGTGGTATTGTTGTATTTATTCATAATGCCCTGCGGGCATTTTATGAATAAAATGGCATACCACCATAAGGAATGCCGCGGCGTGCTAAGAAATCTGCCGGTAGTTGGATGACTCCGGTTAGTTGTATATCAGGACAACCTGGTCCGCATCCTGTGCCACCGCCCACCTTGCCGACAACATCGGTAAATCCCTATTTGCCGCCACCTAATATGCCGCCAACCATGGGTGGAAGTTGTATGATAGGACAACCTGGTCCTCACCCTATGCCTCCACCCGCTTTGCCGACAACATCAGTGAATCCTTATTTGCCACCGCCGAATATGCCACCAACAATGGGTGGTATGTCGCCGGCTCCTATACCGTCAAGCATGCCATCGCCTCCAATACAACCGATGAATATATCGCCGACATTATCACCGCATCCCAGTCCCAATAATAATACAGGTCAACCGTCGTTCACAGGTGGTGTTTTGGACCCGCTATCACAGGCAATCGTATTTGTAAATACAAATCCGTATATTATTGGTTGTTTTATGTTGGTTCTCAACTTGGGTGGTCGCTTTCTTTCCTTAGAGCTTACAAAGAAGCAGGAGGAGTTCTTAGCAGCACCATGGCTACGCCCTGCGCTCTTTTTTACAGTTATCTTTATTGCCACCCGTAACTTAGCCGCCGCATTCTGGGTCAGCTTACTTTTCTTTTTCATTATTTGGGTTGTTGCGAATGAGCACAGTCCGTATTGCTTAATTCCGTCGTGGTGTGGATACGATATTGAAAATGGAACTAGCACGTATGAACAAAATGCGAAGAAGTTTTTTTCACTGAAAAAGGCGGAGATCCCTGAGGAACCTATTGTATCAGCGGATCCTAAGTTGCCTGAGGAGGAATAACAATTCAACAGTTTCAATGTTATTGAATAAATTGAATTATACATTAAGCGTTAGCTCGTTGCCCGTCGGCTGTGTTGCCGTTGTCTTGCGCGATCGGCGGTTCAACCCGTTGCGGCGCATTGTTTCCGTGGTGTAACCGCTGCCAACAGAGGCAAGATCCTCGCTATCTATGCCAACGCCGCCGCGAGGGGGGTTTGGTAGGGACTGACCGCCCTCGTTGAGCTGACGAAGAATGTCGTCAACACCGGTGGGACCACGCATTTCGCGGCGCGCCGTATGCGCCTGCGGCGGACCCGCCGTTGGCATCGCGGGCATTGCGGCGCCGAGACCTGACATCATGTTGCCCATCATACCCATAAAGCCGTTGCTCTGTACTCCCTCAGGCTCTTCTGTCTCTACTGGCGCCTCCTGACGCATCATAGAAGGCATCTGCGGCGGAGGCATGCCGCCACCGCCACCGCCACCGCCGCCACCACCGCCACCGCCACCTCCGCCGCCTCCGCCACCTCCGCCACCGCCGCCAGGGCGTCCTAGCGACATGAAGTTCGCAAAGCCAGGTCCAACTGACTCCTTTGCCGCCGCCTGGGCAAATTCACGCGCCAGATTTGGGTTGTTGCGAAGAATGTCGTCCATTCCAGGCATACGCGACTTGAACATTGTATTTGTAACGTGGCACATACCGGCGGATAAGCCGAGAGATAAAATAAGGCGGACCTCAGGCGCCACCTTGCTTTTATCCTTGTACTTGTCGTACAGCTCCTCAAAAATCTCGTCGTAGTCCTCAATGTTCTCGTTTACCTGCTCGGACCAGCCGTCTAGGTGGAGACCTAGCGGGTCATAGCGGCTATTAAGGAACTCCATACCGCTGGTCACGGTGGTAAGCATAGAGCGCTGGAAACGAACGGACGCCTCAAGACCCTTAGAGTCCTTGCGGCGCGCAACCTCGGAGTTAATCTCCTCCAGCGTATTGCTCATAGACATCTTGGTGCCGCTAATCCCCTTGCGGTCCATGCGCTCCAGAATCGTCAAACCCTCCGTCTTCTTGACCGCCTCCTGCTCAGGCGTCAGGTAGACAGCCGGCGTGGCAGAAATCTGCGGCTGCTGCTGCTGTGCCGACTGGTCGCTACTACTGAACCAGCTGCGGAAACCACCACCGGCTGCCGGTGCTGGCGCGGGCGCCGCCGCTGCAGCCGCCGGCGCACCGCCACCAAGAATGGGAATGCTAGAAAACCAGGACTTTGCGGCAGGCGCAGCAGGTGCGGCAGTTGTGGTAGTCGGTATAGATGAAGGAAGCGCCGTAACAGTGGGTGCAGTGGGTGCAGTGGAAACAGAATTGTTGCCACCAAGCTTGAACGGCGCATCACCGCCAATCGTCTGCGTGGGAGCAGAGGGAGCCGTATCGCGTAGAATGCGGATGCTGTCACCACCACCCGATGGCTTCACATCATAGGTTACATTCGTCTCTTCCAGACTTACAAACTCAATATCATCGACTGCCTTGAGTTCATTTGCCGGAGAGTTCGGTCGTCCGCTGCCCATGGAGCTCGCAATCTTGCGCTGATTGCCGAGCAAATTAAGGTCAAAATCGTTTTGGCTTGAAATATCCAGCGACCGACCCAGATCCTGGCTGGCAGAAATTTCGGGGAACGATCCACCGTCGGATATGCGGATCGTAGGACCGCTCATTGTTTCCTTCTTTTACCTCATGTGTCTTCGTTTTAGATTCCCAAACGCAAAATCGGCACAAGCAATAGAATGAATTCAACCACTCACTACATTATTATGTTTATCATATCAATGATGTCTGGAATACTATCCACTATGAATGTATGGGCGGTTGGATTCAGTGATATGCGCACTAGTTTGAATGATATTTATATGGCATCCCTGATGACCGGTTGGATGTTTTTGTTTATGGGTCTTGTGTACCAAGAAACAACTACATTTATATTTGGAACTATCTTGACCATCGCATCCATAGTATGTATCCGAATTCAATACGGCGTCACACAAGATGAATATATAAAGGGTATGATTCCGCACCACTCAATGGCAATACATATGAGTAAACAGCTGTTAGAAAAACCGAATACTATAAATACCTTTTTAGAGAAAATTATCGCAACGCAAACTGAGGAGATTCAGTTTATGAAGCGACTCCAAACGCCGAAATAACGGTAAAATCATTGCCTATAAGCCATCAAAAACGCATCGGCTAAATCGGACTTTTTGGTGCGACCGGCAAAATACTTAGCCCATACAGAAGTCTTAGCCCCATTTGCCGCCAATAACGCAGTCACATCGGCTTCGGCACCGTCCTTACGCGCCTTATAAGCGGCGCCTGCCGTTGCCCCACTAATATCCGTCACCCCTCGGGATTTGACACCGGCATGGACAAAGTCAATATTACCTGTCCAAAAATACTCTGTCTCCAACCGATGAGCCAGTAGCGTATACAGCATGATCTGTACCGATTTCATGGTAGGATTGGTCATTGCCGGCTGATTTTCCAGCCGAATCAATTCAGCCCGTGCCATTGATGAAAGTACAGATGTTAGCCATTTATTCATTGCCCGTCGTATCGTATCCAACCCAACCGACATGGTTTTCACCGGTTTCCACGGGACTAAATATTCTTTTTCAGCCCACAAAATAAGATCGGGTTTTTTCATCTTCTTTGCTTCTACACCACGACCAATGGCAAGCGCCTTCAGTTCCTTGGCGCCCATATCACAGGGCAAACAGGGTAAGGATGGCTTTGAAGTCGCCGATTTCTTGACACGAACACCGCTAGCACACGCCTTACACCATTTTGTCCCGTCAACTGCATTGATCCACTTTGCACCGCCGCCGCAACCGTTGCACGACTTGGCGGTCTGGGCGGTTTCACCGCCTTCAAGCAAATCTACATTGTCCCAGGCAGCAATGGACCATTCCCCAGAAAGTCCGTGCTCCATGACGCAATACGCCAGATTACGGATACCCATATCAAATCCTACATAGATGGGCATTCTAATGTGTCTCTATTTAGAGTAGGATTTAGATAGTCTCCTAGAAAATGTCTACGAAGTATTTTATACTTACCAAACAATATACCGATGATACTGCAAATGATTCAAAGAACCAGATTATCTATCCAAATAGTCTTACAACCTATATTTTACCCGCCAACAATCTACCGTATTATGCAGAGCACGGACTTTTTGAAAAGGCACTTATTGATTGGTGCAGACAGTTTTCCAAAAATACAACTATTCTAGATATTGGTGCGCATACAGGAACGTACTCTATTGCTTTATCTATTTATGCCAGCAAGGTCCATAGTTTTGAGCCGCAGAAAATGACGTATTATGCGCTATGCGGCTCAATAGCCCTGTCCAACGCAAAAAACGTAACGGCACATAACGTAGCCCTAGGTGCCCCAGACCAGGTAGGCACCCAGACATTGAATATTCGTAGCAATGATGGTGGCGGTTCGTCTTTACAGACTTTTGCCGATCCGGTATTAGCCCAAGAGCAGGTGGAAGTACGAACTCTAGATTCTTATAATTTTCAAAATATTGGATTTATCAAGATGGACGTAGAAGATAATGAATTAAACGTTCTTAAAGGTGCCACCCAAACTATTAAACAAAATAATTATCCTACAATCCTTTTTGAGTCCAACTATGAAAATAAAGCACTATTTTCTTATATTATAAATGATCTTGGATATGGAAATATTATTCAAGTTAATGGTGTAAGCAATATGTTTCTTACAGAGCCGCCCGTTAAAAACGACCCAAAAAGTTATTATGAATCTTTAGGTATTCGGCAATGGACTTAACCTACCAAAAACAAAAACCCCATACAGATATTAGTATTTTAATACCTGTATGTTGTGAAGCCGCGACAAAAGCACATAAAATCGCAACGGATGAAGCGAAAAAATACCCTGAGCGATTTCATGAAGTATATTTAGCAATTTACAATCACCAATTCAATATATTATATAAAAACATTCTTAAACAGTTCTAATAAATTCCCAGCCCATATCTTCACAGATTTTCTGCCAAATCTTATCCTGCATGTACAACTTCTCGCGGCTTTTGAGCAGGGGAAAACATGGCAAATAATCATCTAGTTCCAGCAGTTCACAGAACTTGTAAAGTACAAACGAATACGATAAGAAGTTAGAGCGCTTTTTAGGGCAATGTTTCACGAAACTAAATTGGATTTCTTTAAACATATAGCGAAGCTTCTCCTCTACTTCACGCGACAGTACGGGCGCCGAAATGCCGTTAAGCCGATTCAAAATATGTGCCACATGATCGTAACAACGATTCAGTTTTAGCTTTTTAATAACATCCTTCAACTTGGAAGGCTTGAGTTTACTCATGTCGGTAATACGCTCCTTACGGAGTTCCTGTCGGATTTGGTCCAGAATAGCGGGCGAAATTTCAGTGGTTTCCTTCGCTTGGAATTGCGCCAACCATTCGTTCAAGTGATTAATTTTCTTATAGGCGTAGTACGACATTTCGCGCGGCGGGTCCTTGTAGGACGGCTTCTCAGAATCTACCAATACATAGTCACGGTATCCGCACTGAGGGCAGTCCAAAAAGGTTTCATTAAATAACATTTCAGATTCACAAATAGCACAATTTCCAAAATTCTCCGTAATAGACGAAGCAATACTATTTTCATGTTGGATAGCGGTAGGATTCAAAGCCGTCAAATAGGACTCTAGCGCCTTATCGCGCTTAAATCCAATAGTATTAGTAATTGCGGACGCTTTCCGCACTTCAGGGATTAAATCATTTGTTTTCATGGACTTATCGTCAACTTCGGCGGTAAAATACGAATAGACGCTATTGGCGGGCATACGACCCTTGGTAACGGGCTCCGCCGGCTTTTCGCCAACCGCAATACGTTCCTGCGCATCACTGTAAGAAAATAGGATGTCACCTACGCGTAAAAAGTAATCGGCTTCCGCGGTACCATCTTCCAGTTTTTGGATGGTTTTTTCCAATACATGAATTTCGTTTTCTATTTTTTGACGGCTTGCCAATACTAGAATATCATTTGCCGTTGTTAGAACGCTAGGTTCCATAAATTGCCGTTCAATTTCGGCAAGTTTCGCCTTTTTCTCCGCTAGCTCCGTACGCAGTTTAGGAAGATTAGTCTTCTCTTCCTGAATCTTATGAATCTGTTGTGTATGGAAAGATTCAAGAGTTTTTGCAGGCTCTAATGTCTTAGGTGTTCTGGTAAACGCAGCCGGCTCGGTTGTACTACCTAATGGTCGCAATAGGTCATCTAGCGATAAGGGTTCTGACATTATACTAAGACACACAAAAAACAGTGTTTAGACCCTAACACTCAAAATAGTCGTGGGGCATTTTCCCGTTAGGGTCGGAATCTTGGCAAAAATCTTCCCGGAGCCGAAAATTATTTTCTCGGGCTCAGGTATAAACAACTATGGGATCCGGTGGTCTAATGCAGCTTGTCGCCTATGGCGCCCAGGATATCTACCTAACGGGCAACCCGCAGATTACCTTCTTCAAGGTGGTCTACCGCCGCCACACGAACTTCGCCATGGAGTCGATTGAGCAGACGTTCAACGGCTCGGCGAACTTCGGCAAGAAGGTGCAGTGCACGATCAGCCGCAACGGCGATCTGATCCACCGCGTCTACCTCCAGTGCACGCTCCCCCAGGTCACGCTCCAGGCGTCGGACGGCTCGGGTGCGCAGTTCCGCTGGCTCAACTGGGTTGGCCACAACCTCATCAACAACGTCTACGTAGAGATCGGCGGTCAGCAGATTGACAAGCACTACGGTGACTGGCTCCAGATCTGGAACGAGCTGACGCAGCAGCCGGGTCT